AGAACAGCTATTCGAGGTGGCGCGGCCCAAGACGCAACAAAATGCCGCTATGTACGGCGGCTGGATGGGATGAAATGGCAAAAGATGATGACCTGCTAAGAGACGCGCGAGAGGCGTTTGACGAGGCCGTACAGGCAGAATCGGAGAACCGCTCGGAAGCCCTAGATGATTTACGATTCGCTCGGCTTTCCGAGCAGTGGCCCGAATCGGTGCGCAAGCAGCGCGAGTTAGAAGGCCGCCCGTGCCTGACAATCAACCGGCTTCCGTCATTTATCCGCCAGGTCGTGAATGATGCGCGGCAAAACAAGCCATCGATTAAGGTGAAGCCAGTCGATGATAAGGCCGACCCGGAAACGGCAGAGGTAATCAATGGCCTGCTTCGCAATATCGAGTACATCAGCAACGCCGACGTTGCCTATGACACGGCAGTCGAATACGCGGTTTCATGCGGTATCGGTTATCTGCGCGTCGATATTGACTATGCGCACGATGACACGTTCGATATGGACGTGCGCATTTTGCGGGTGCCTAACCCGTTCTCGGTCTATGGCGATCCGATGAGCGAGGCGGCGGATTCGAGCGACTGGAATACGGCCTTTATCGTTGACCGGATGACAAAAGACGCCTTTCGTCAAAAATACAAAGGCGCGGAAGAAGTCGATTGGGAAGGCGCAGGATATGGCAGCTTGCCAGCTCCGTGGGCGGACGGCGAGGCAATTCAGATAGCGGAATGGTGGACGCGCGAGGAGGTCGCTCGAAAGATCGTACAGCTTTCGGATGGCTCTATTCTCGATGCCGATCAATACAGCAAAGCCAAAGACTATTTCGACCTGCTAGGCATTACGGTTCGCGGCGATAGAGAGACGAAATCGTGGAAGGTAAAACAGCGCGTCATAACTGGCGCGGAAGTGCTAGAAGAAAACGATTGGCCCGGCATCTACATCCCGATCGTTCCTGTCTATGGGGATGATATTAACGTAGAGGGCAAACGCTATTGGCGAAGCCTAATCCGTGACTCCAAAGACGCTCAACGGATGTTCAACTATTGGCGCACTACGAGCACGGAACTGGTGGCGCTGGCCCCACGCGTGCCATTCATCGGTCCGCGTGGAGCTTTCGCAACGGATGGTGCCAAATGGGCGACGATTAACACCACGTCTCACCCCTACGTAGAGTATGACGGCCCGACCCCGCCGCAGCGTCAGCCGCTCGACACCGGTGGCGCGGCTGGGGCAATGAGCGAGGCATTGGCCGCGAGCGACGACATGAAGGCCATCATGGGCATCTTCGACCCGTCTCTAGGCCAGCGCAGCAATGAAACATCCGGCATTGCCATCAATGCCAGGAAGATGCAAAGCAGCCTGACCAATTTCCATTTCCTCGACAACATGACCCGCGCTATCCGGCACCTGGGCCGCGTAGTGGTCGATCTGATCCCGCATGTGTACTCCGGGCCGCGTATCTTGCGAGTGCTCGGAGAGGACGGCAGTGTGTCTAAAGTGCCAGTAAATCAGCCGCTCACGGTAGGCGCTGAGTCGCCACAGGAAGAACTGGATGAGACTCAGCAGGCCGTCTCGCGTATCTATGACCTTTCGGTCGGGCGCTATGACGTAGTGGTGGAGGCCGGCCCGTCGTTTGCTACCCGGCGAGAGGAAATCGCGGCGCAAATGTCAGAATTGCTGAGAGCCTACCCGCCAGCGGCCCCGTTGATCGGCGACTTGCTAGTTAAGAGCCTCGATTGGCCGGATGCTGAAGAAATCGCGGCACGGTTTAAGGCCATGCTACCTGCTCAAATCCAAGGGCAGGGGCAAATGCAGGATCAGGCGCAACAGCAGGCGCAGCAACAGATGCAACAACTGCAACAGCAGGCCGGCCAACAAATCCAGCAACTTCAGCAACAGGCGCAAGATTTGCAGCAGCAGCTTCAGGAAGCAAAAGAGAAAACAGCACTTGAGTTGCGCAAAATCGAGATCGACGCATACAATGCAGAAACGCAACGCCTAAAGGCTGTTCAATCAGGTATGAATCCACAGGAAGTGCAAGCCCTTGTATTGCAAACGGTGCAGCAGGTGCTATCGTCTCCGGACATTTTGCCTGTCGCGCCTCCGATTCAGCCCGAGCAGCCAGAAGGCAACTTTTTTATGTCACCAACCGCACCAGGAGTGATCCATGAATGAATCAACCGCGACCAATCAGCCGGAATCCGACGAATTGCCGGATGAAGTCGCACAAGCCGACGAAAATCAGACCATTTCCGAAGAATCTCCAGAGGATGAGCAGCCGCAAGACGGCCAAGCCAATCAGCCGGATGAGGAAGAGGAAGAGGTCGATGTAGACGGCAAAAAGTACCGCGTGCCAAAGGCGCTGAAAGGCGCTTTGATGATGCAGGCGGACTACACGCGCAAGACGCAGGAGCTTGCGGAGCTACGCCGTACAGCGGAAGCTGAGAAAGCGCGGTTTCAGCAAGCAAATGCTGAACAAGTGCAGGCGCTTGCAACGGTCACGGCAATCGACCAGCAATTGCAACAGTTCGATCAGATCAACTGGCAGCAACTGAGCGATGCCGACCCGGTGCAAGCCCAAAAGCTGTGGATGCAATACGCACAGCTTAAAGACGCGCGGCAACAAGTTGCAACCAGAGTGCAACAAATGGAGCAGCAGCGAGCTTTCGAGACGCAGCAAGAAATTGTCAAGCGGCTCGAAGAAGGCCATGCGGTTCTGAAGCGCGAAATCCCCAATTGGGGGCCGGACGTAGCGAAGCAGATCAATGAGTTTGCGGCCAAGGAATACGGATTTCAGCCGCAGGAGCTAGCGCAGATCGTAGACCCGCGCATTGTCAAGGTCTTGCATAACGCGATGGTCGGCGCACAGTTGCTTAAAAAGCAACAGGGAAGCGCCCAATCCAATCAGGCGGCGAAGCCGGTCACAAAGGTCGGGGGCACAAATGCACCTGCCCGCCGTGATATGAACTCGATGCCAATCAATGATTGGATGAAGGCGCGTAGCGAACAACTTCGGAAATCGAAAGGACGGTAATCAATCATGGCTAATACAATTCTCACTCCTCAGATGATCACGCGCGAAGCTTTGCGCGTGCTTCATCAAAAACTTAACTTCGTTGGAAACATCAATCGTCAATATGACGACTCTTTCGCCAAAACTGGCGCAAAGATCGGCGACACGATGAAGATTCGCCTGCCGAACCAATACACGGTTCGCACGGGCAAGACGCTCTCGGCACAAGACACGACGGAAAACCAAGTGCCGCTGACTGTCGGGACGCAAAAAGGAGTTGACGTCAACTTCAGTTCTGCAGAATTGACGTTGAACCTTGACGACTTCAGCCAGCGGATTCTTGAGCCTGCAATGGCTGTCTTGGCGGCCAATATCGAGTCGGACGCAATGTCGATGTTCCTTGACGTTTACAACAACGTCAACAATATCGGCTCTTCAATTGCGCTGCGGCAGATTCTGACTGGTCGCAAGGTGCTCAACGACAACCTGGCCCCGATGGACAACAATCGCGCTGCCTTGCTTAACACGCAGGACAACGTTGACCTTGTTGACACCCTCAAAGGGCTGTTCCAAGACGGCAACGAGGTCGCCAAGCAATACCGCGAGGGCAAAATGGGCCGGTCGGCAGGGTTTGACTTCTACGAAAACACCCTGATTCCGACTCAAACGACTGGCACGTCTGCGGCTTCTACTGGCTACACCGTGAACGGTGCGGTTACGGCAAACGGCTCTACGACCGTAACGCTTGCTAGTGGCACCACCACGTTCAAGAAAGGCGACATCATCACCTTCGCGGGCTGCAACCGTGTACACCCTGAGACGAAGGCGGATACAGGCGTGCTGCAACAGTTCGTTGTGACGGCGGACTACGCCGGTGGCGCTGGTACGATCTCGATCTCCCCGGCTGTTTACACGTCGGGCGGTATGCAAAACGTCACGGCATCGGGCATCCCGAACAGCGCGGCGGTGAGCAAGATCGGCGGCGCAAGCGCTGTCTACAAGCCTTCTGTTGTGTTCCACCAAGACGCGTTCGCGTTCGCCACTGCCGACCTGATTATGCCGAAGGGTGTCGACTTTGCGGCTCGTGAGGTCTACGACGGCATCAGCATGCGGATCGTCCGTGCCTACGACATCAACAACGACAACTTGCCGTGTCGTATTGATGTGCTGTACGGCTATAAAACGATCCGCCCGCAGCTTGCCTGCCGAATCTTGTCTAACTGATGAGGTGATACCCGGCCCCTAATGTGGGCCGGGTTTTCCATCTATGGTGCAGATGCAAGAGTACCCAAAAGTGCTGTTCAGGCAAAAGACGTGGGATGACTACTCGGATTTCGTAATCATTTACGACACCGAGGAAGAAAAGACATATGTCGGAAGCGGCTACATTTCGCTCAACGAGCGGAAGATAGGCGATAATGGCGGCACGAAAAAACGGGCAACCAGAGGCGGCCGCAAATGATCTCGACGTATTCAGACTTGAAGGATGCGATTGCCGACTGGATGCACCGCTCGGATTTGAGTGCTCGCATCCCTGACTTCATCGCCCTCACTGAATCGCGTCTGAGTCAGGACATTAGCGATATAGCATTGCTGCGGTCTGAGGCGCAACTGGTTACTACATCCGGGCAGCGCACGTATGCCGCACCGTCCGGGATGATTAAGGTAGAGTATGCTCGTAGAAAAGAGCCGGCATCTACTCCGATGCAAATCGTCCCGGCTCGGGTTCTTGCCCAAAAATACGCGTTCGAGCAATATACAAGCCTTCCTAATTTCATCGCGTTCGATGGCGCCTATCTGGTGCTGCACCCAACCCCGAACGGCGCGTATACCGTCGACTATTTCTATCAGAACACAATTGATCCGCTATCGGACACAAACCCGACAAACGTTATTCTTAAGCGTTTCCCGGCGCTGTATTTGTGGGGTGCTTGTCATGAGGCAGCGATGTTCATCCGGGATGTTGCGCTGGCGCAGGGCGCTGAACAAAAGTACCAGGCCGCGCTCACAAATGCCCGCAGCGTCGATCATGTAGGCGGCGCAACGCTCCGAACCGATCTCGGCCTGCGCAGCGGCTCGTTCAACTTCTACAGCGGGGACTAAGCATGCCGCTTGAGACTGCATCCTATGTCGCTAATCTAGACGCGACAAATCCAACATCAACAGACCCAAAGAGCCAGGGTGACGATCATCTGCGGATGATTAAGTCGGTGCTGCAAAACAGCTTCGCCGGTTTCCCAGGCATGGTCATCGTGACCGGCAGCGAAGCGCAGGGCGCAACGGCCAGCGACTACGTAGTCACCATCAGCCCATCTCCGGCAGCCTATACAGCGGCTATGCTGGTGCTGTTCAAGTCGACGCATGCTAACACGGGCGCGGCAACGCTAGCGATCAATAGCCTAACCGCCAAGCCTTTGCTTGCGGTTGATGCGACTCCGCTCAAATCTGGCGACATTGAGGGCGGCGGGATTGTCGCGGCCTACTACGACGGCGCGAGCTTCTATCTGGTAAGCGGAAACGACCGAGCGAACCGAAACGGCGACACCTACAGCGGTGCGCATGATTTCACGGCGGCTGCGGTCAACGTTACAACGCAAGCCCAAGGCGACAATTCGACAAAGGCCGCGAGTACGGCATATGTTGATGCGAGCGCGTCGGCGGAGGCCGCAATTCGGGCATCAGTGGACGCCACGAAGTCACCGATTAACTCTCCGTCATTCACGGGCACGCCAACTGCACCTACCCCATCACTCGGTGACAACAGCACCAAGATCGCTACGACTGCGTTTGTTGTCCAACAAGCGTTCCAAGCGGCGCTGCCGGCTCAACCCAATGACGGCACGCCATACGTTCTTACATCGAAAAATGGAGTGGCTTCCTGGGGCCTTGGCACACCAGGATTCCTCCTCATGTCCCAAGGAGTGATCTGATATGGCATCTAATCCGCAATACGTCGGCACGCCGAAATCTCCGTCCGTTACCATTTCGACAGCCAACGCAAACCGTGACGGCACGGGCACACTAGCCACGCTCCTGACTGCGGGGGCGAGTGGCTCGCGCGTTGACCGGGTGAACATCACCGCAACCGGTACGACAACGGCAGGCATGATTCGGTTCTTCGTCAATTCTTCGCTGATCCGAGAAATTCCAGTGCTTCCATTGACTCCTTCATCGGCAGTTCCTGCATGGTCTGCTGATGTTGTTTTCGATAACGGGTTGGTGCTTGACTCTAGCTCAGCCTTGAAGGTTGCAACGAATAACGCAGAAACATTCCGCGTCACTGTTATCAGTGGAGGAGACTTCTAATGAACAAGGGCAGCTATGGATACCCTCTTCCGCCTAATGCGCCTACGCGAGTTGCTCCGCCGTATTGGAAGAATGTCAAAGCCTACATTATCCCAGGGGCATACAACGATTTTGTAGTCCCGCAGAATGTCTATCAGGTTCTTGCTGTCGTCGTCGGCGCTGGTGGGTCTGGCGGCAGCGGTAATGGCGGCGCGGGAACCGGCGGCGGCGGCGGCGGATTTGCGATGGGCATCCTTGACGTGGTGCCTGGGCAGACGCTCCCAACGATAACCGTAGGGACTGGCGGCGCGGCAGTGACCGGCGCATCAAATGGGATCGCAGGAGGCACATCATCCATTGGGAATTTGCTGTCCGCAACTGGTGGCGGAGCAGGGCTTACACAAGCAAGCGGCACATCTGCTGCTGTCGCTGGCGGGGCTGGTGGATCAGGCTCAGTTTCCCCTAGTCTGCGCGGTGCTTTTACGGCATCAGGCGGCGCTGGAGGGGGTAAAACAGTAGCGAATACGTCGAATAACAGCGGATTCGGAGGCGGCGGCGCTGGTTCTCTCTTAGGAGCTGGCGGGCAGGGAGGAACGATGGACGGGAATGCCGCGCATAGTTCCTTTGGCACAGGAGGCGGAGGTTTTGGCGGGAAAGGTGGGTCTATCCCAAGCACGGCGACCGGGGCGTTGTCAACTTTTGGAACCGGCGGCGGTGGACTATATAAGGGCGGAGACCGTGATGGGGGCAGCAGCGGAGGAACCGGGAACGTCGGAACTGGAGGCGGTGGCAGTGCCGGCTCTGGCGTCATTGGGAACGCAACGTCCACCACGGATCAAGGCACAAACGGAGGCCAAGGGATATTTAACCTTGGAGGAACCGGAAATAACTCTGGCTCGGCGGGGAACGGGGCAAGTACGAGCGTTACATCTGTAGACTTCAATTATCTATTGGCTTTCATTGCCTCCGGTATATTTAATGGTTCTGGCGGCGGCGGTGGCGGCGGCACAGGGGGGATTGGCGGTATCGGTGGTGTTGGAGGAGGAGGCGGCGGTGGGCACTCCAGCGGAGCTGGCGGTATTGGCGGCGGAGGCGGGGGTTGCGATGGCGGCAATGTCGGCGGATATGGTGGAATTGGTGGTGGTGGCGGTGGCGGCGGGGCCTTATCAATTGGAGGAAGCGGCGGCATTGGAGGCGGAGGCGGTGGCGGCTATTCAGGCGGAGCTGGCGGAAACGGCATGGTACTTCTAGCGTGGACGGAGGGATATTGACCATGAAAAAAGCATGGATCGAAAACGGCGTCATTCGTGATATTTGCCCAGGCGACCCGAATGAGCTATACCGGCCAGAGGTTGCCGGGCTTTACAACACCGACGTTCCTAACGAGGCCGAAAATGGTGACGGTTGGGTAGATGGGGCATTGGTGAAACGGCCAGCACCTGAACCGGCGCCAGAGCCTATCAGCCAACCCGTTCAGCGCCCGCGTGTCTCGCCGGTTGAGTTCAAGCTGTTGTTCATGCCACAAGAGCGGGTAGCAATCAAATCGGCTCGAGCGAATGACCCGGTAATCGATGATTTCATGGAGATCGTTGGCGACCCGCGATTGACCTACGTTGATTTGAACCTGCAATCGACGCAGGATGCACTTGGCTATTTGGTGGCGAAAGGAATCCTCACCGAAGATCGCAAGGCGCAGATTCTTGAAGGGAAGATGCAGTAAT